AATACAGACCCCACACAGACGAACAGCACTATTACCACAGACAATGGCCTCAAGACCTACTGGCTCGGTGAAACGTACGACCGTTATCTTAACTCAGTTGTTACAGGNTCTANTGCTGGCTCTAACTATGCCTGCATCTTACCACTATACAATACGCAACCGACCACAAACTTAGATGGCGCGGACTTTGAACAAGGTCTTGCTGTTGCAAAGAGTGGTTGGGTATTCAGCCAGGACCTTCAGACTGCAGCCGGCACCTCGAACGGCTTCACCCCGATCAACACCTCACGCGTCCAACAGTTGTTACGTTTTAATACGCTGTCCCCTGGCGATGGTGATTGGAGCCAAAAGAATCTTAAGGTTTCAATTCAAGACATCAAGGTGTCCTCTAATTTAGACGATCCCTATGGTACCTTCACTGTTGTGGTGAGAAAGGCCAATGACTCTGATAACGCAATGAGAATTGTTGAGAGATTCTCAGAGTGTAACTTGAACCCCAACTCTATTGATTATGTAGGTAATAAGATTGGAGACAAGTATGTTGTCTGGGATGACGACAATCGTCTTTATCGAGAATACGGGTCTTACAATAACCAGTCCAAGTTTATTCGTGTTGAGATGAACACAGATGTGAATAATGGTACAGCCGACGCCACGTTGCTGCCCTTCGGCTTCTTTGGTCCTCCCAAGTATACTGGGTTTACCATGTACAGTGGAAGCTCCGCAGTCCGCGGGGCTGGGAGTCAAGAGGCTACAGTCCTGGCGGACGACCTCATTATATCAGGCAGTGTCGTGGTCTTCGAGGCCTCCGGCCACCCCACCACCGCCGCCGCCGGCGAAGGGACTGCTTTCACCGACGGTTGGTGTGCTTTCGGACCCTCCTCCTCATCAGACTTCCACATCTCAGTTGACTTCCCTGAGTTGACGTATCGGTTGTCTGCCAGTGCAGGTGGTTTGACTAATCCTACAGATGCCTACTTCGGTTTGGACACATCGATTTCAGCCGGCTCCAAGCGTTTCGGCTCAAGTCTTAAAGACATCGTAGCCTCCAAGCCTGCACAGATTGATTCCTACGCACCGGCAACTGCGGCGCCGTTTGTGACCCAATACAGCACAGCGTTCACGTTGGACGACTTGGTATACTTGCCCCACTCGGNCNCGGTTTACCACCAATCTGGTTCACGGGCCCTTGGCACTTCAATGACTGCGGTGTCGTCGAGTTACGAACAAACCCTAGACATGGGTTACGACAGGTTTACGCTCCCAGTCTTTGGTGGGTTTGATGGGGTTGATGTTACAGAGCGCGATGCGTTCCGGAATACAGCCATCAGCACCACAACGGCTCCTTTTGAGAATAACAATTATGAGTACAATACAATCAAAAGAGCCATCGATGCAATAGCTGACCCCGAGGTGGTGGAGATGAGTGTTGCAACGGTACCGGGTATCTATAAGGAAAACCTCACCACACACCTTATTAACGTGTGTGAAGATCGCGCAGACGCCCTGGCAATCATTGACCTAGAAGGTGACTATAAGCCCTCTGGAGAGTCTAACGACAGTGAAGAGGATCGAAAGGGCAATGTAGCTACTACTCTTACTAACCTTAAGACCCGCGCCATTAACTCCAGTTATGGTTGTGCGTACTACCCCTGGGTTCAGATTCGGGATAACATCAGCAGCGCCTTGGTCTTCGTGCCACCTTCGGTACCGGCCCTAGGCGTGTTTGGCTCTAGTGAAGCTACGAGCGAGCTATGGTTTGCTCCTGCTGGGTTCAACCGAGGAGGCCTTACAGAGGGCTCAGCTGGCTTGCCAGTGCTCAACGTCCTACAGAAGCTTACTTCCAAAGACCGTGACAAGTTGTACGAGCAGAACGTCAATCCGATTGCTTCCTTCCCGTCTGAGGGAATTGTAGTCTTCGGACAAAAGACCTTGCAGGTTAGCCGCTCTGCGTTGGACCGCATCAACGTCAGAAGGCTTCTGATTTACTTGAAGAAGGAGATTTCACGGATCTCTGCTACACTACTATTCGATCAGAATGTGCAGGCCACGTGGGATCGGTTCTTGGCTCAGGTTAACCCCTTCCTGGCTAGCGTTAAGGCGCGCCTAGGTCTCATGGATTACAAGGTGCTCCTCGACAAGAATACTACGACGCCAGATCTTATTGACAGAAACATTATGTACGCTAAGATTTTGTTGAAGCCAGCTAAAGCCATCGAGTTTATCGCTCTTGACTTCGTGATTACAGATAGTGGGGCGTCTTTTGAGGATTAATACTAATTACTAGAGATTATGGAGATCTTATAACATGGCACAAAACAAAATTTGGAGCGACCCCACACTAGAGCCCAAGAGGCAGTTTAGGTGGATCTTCTCTTTCGGATCCGCCAGCGGTCGGCTGCCCTCTTACCTGTGTAAGTCAGTCAATAAGCCACAGTGGAAGATTGAAGAGGCTTCACATGAGTTTCTGAATCACACATTCTACTTCCCAGGCAAGGTAACTTGGGAAAAGATTACCGTTACGATCGTAGATCCTCTCGACCTCGACGCTGCAGACGCTCTAGAAGATGTCTTGAGAAAGTCCGGTTACCTCTCTCCAGATCGGTTGGATATTAACCTTAATCCCGATCAGTTAACCACAGTTTCAAAAGCCCTCTCGGCCGGCCCCAACGGAGCGCTCGGTGAAGCCTATCTCCGCCAGATTGATGCTAGCGGTGTTATTCGTGAGCAGTGGACACTCAAGAACGCTTGGATCACTGATGTTAACTTTGGTAAACTCGACTATGCGTCAGATGACCTTGTTGAAATTGAGNTTGGTATTCGATATGACTGGGCATTCCAGGATTCTTACAACGCCAACGGTGGCATTATTCCCGATTAATCACTTAACAGACACCGCGTAGGTGTTATATAATGTATGTGTTAGTAAAAGGAAATAATGGCCAGAAATAATCAAAGTCGTACACGCAAGCCCCAACCACCCCCTGACATAAAAGGAGATAACGTATTTTCGTTTGTAACTCCTACTGATTTTGTAGCCCTCCCTTCGGAGGGTAAGTTTTATCCCGAGGGGCACCCTCTTTGTAACCAAGATGTGGTGGAAATTAAATTCATGACTGCAAAAGAAGAGGATATCCTAACCTCCCAAGCGCTATTGGCTAAGGGAATAGCCCTAGAACGTTTGGTAGAAAGCGTTCTCATCGATAAAGATATAACGGCCTCTTCTTTATTGGTGGGGGACAAAAATGCACTATTGGTGGCCATTCGAATTACAGGGTACGGTTCCGAATATGAGACCCAGGTAACATGCCCTTCTTGTAAAGAGGTTAACTCCTATAAATTCGACTTAGATGAGGTTAAGAGCACCCCTCTGATGACCAACACAGATGTTACCGAGCTTACTGATACTGGCACCTATATTATTACAGGCCTCACCCAAACAGAAGCCGAAGTAGAAGTGAGGATGCTGACAGGTGACGACGATAAAAAACTTACTCATCGACTTGAATCAAATAAGAAACATAATTTAGGACTGCCTCCATTATTGGAACAAATGAAATCATTTATTGTGTCAGTTAATGATAATTCTAATGAGATGTACCTAGACTCCTTTTTGCACAACCTTCCAGCGATGGACGCCAGACACCTGCGCAAGACATACGCGGCACTGATACCCGCTATTGATATGACACAACAATATGTTTGTGATTCATGCTTGCACGAGGCAAGACTGGAGGTACCGCTGACTGCGGACTTTTTTTGGCCTGAGTGATAGCTATATTAAAAACGTCTATGAAGAATTCTTTTTTCTTAAATATCGAGGCAACTGGAGTTTTACTGAGGCTTACAACCTACCCGTGACTATCCGTCAATGGTTTGTGGAACGCCTCCTTCAACAGTTGAAGGACGAAAGCCCTAACACTCTGTAGGCCACAAAACCCTTTTTTATTTTAAAAAAAACTACTTACTGTATAAGTATATACTGGGAGATGTTTCCTTCTTATGGGTATTGAATTTTTATTAGTATTAGGCCTGCTTCTCGCGATCAGCGCCATGGTACCGGCCATGGCCCACGCGGACGATGACCGTCCAGACCCAGAAGAAGAAAAGANGATTAAACTAGAGAATCAGGAGTACGACCGGCGCGCCATCGAGCAGTCCCGGCGCCTGACCCGGGAGGCCCAACAAAGAGCGGCTATTGAGAAGCAAACCGCTGCCGACCGCCTCAGGGGCTTGGAGGATGCTAGCGAAAAAACAGCGAATTTTTCACAACAACTAGCTGAGGCGGGCCAACAAAAAGCCGCTTCGTTCACTGTGACACCTAAGCTGAACACAGCTGATTTGGAAAAAACAACGTATGAGGCTGTGAAGGGCGCCCTGGAACGAGCCGCCACCGACGGCGGCTCGTTTCTCTCAGACCATTGGGAGAAGATACTTGGCGGCATCGCCACCGGAGCCCTCGCTCTTAAAGGCCGCAAGATGTGGAAAGCGAGAAGGGCTCCACCGGTGGAACACGAGGACATCGCCCGCATGCGGGCAGCCGGCTGGTTCGACGACGCCGCCGCGGCCGGGGGTGCTGGGGCTGCTGGTGGAAGAGGCGGCCTCTGGCGAGGTAAAAGCGGTGAGGGCGGGCTTGGCGCTGGCTTTAAAGCCGGAGCATTCGGGGGCCTGGCCACCGCCGGGGCCGGCGGAATTGGCATAGGAACTTTGTTGGGGATGAAAGGGGGTGCCGCCGTGGGCGAGGGGATCGTTAACCCGGCCTTGGCCAGTCTTAAAAACATGTTTGGCGGTCTGCACATGCAGCTTAATGAAGCTACAGCACAAGTTCGTGCTTTCACAAATCTGACGACCGATGAAGATACTTTTGGTGCCTTGATTAACAATATCTACGATACAAACATGGCGTGGCGCAAGCATGGGTTAGAAGTGGAACAGATCCGCGATATCAACGTGCATCTGATTGAGGGCTTTAGAAGATACTCTACGGAATCTCCCAGGTTTCAAAAAGATATTGTAAATACTTCTTCTATGATGGCAATCTTGGGAGTGGATGCTGAGACAAGTGCCAAAAACATGGAAATCATGGGTAACGTCATGCACCTTACCGGGAAAGAGTCCTCACAATTTACAAAAGAGATAGCAGCCACCGCCGATACACTTAACATGAGTTTGCCAGCCGTGATGAAACAGTTCGCTGGTATGGAAGACAAGCTAGCACAGTTTGGCCCGAATGCGGCCGACGCCATGCGAGAACTGATGGTGGTTAGTAGGAATACCAATATTCCTATGAATGATCTCTTGGGTACTCTTGACAAATTTGACACTTTTGATGAGGCTGCCACTGCAGCCGGCCAACTGAACGCCGTCCTAGGCGGCGAATTCATTAATGATATGGAATTGCTGAATGCCAGCCTTGAGGGAGACACTCTCGGGGTCATGACAATAGTTCAAGACGCTCTTGAAAACTCTGCCGTGGGGTGGGACGATATGGGCGCAGCCCAGAGGGCCGCCTTATCAGAGGCTTCCGGAATTGGGATGGCCAATCTTGCACGAATTGCTAGAGGTGACTTAACAGCGGATATGGCTGTTAGTACGGACGCTGCCATGACGGAGGCCCGCGCAAAGGAACAGGCCGCTCAAGGAAGGGGTATCCAAAGGAACATAGCACAAAGCTTGAAGGGCGCAGAAACTCTTATATCGTCTGGCAAGATCTTGGAGGGTACTCCACAACAGGCCACAGCGGCGATGAACGCCCGAGGTCTTGGCGCCNCCGCCGGCATGGCCGNCGGTGGCGCGGTCGCGCAGATGAACTCGTTGATAGCAAGCTTCACAACCGTGTGGGATGACATGAAGGCAGAACTCACTGGGGGGCTTAAGCTTGACAAATCGGTAATAGGCCAAATTTTGGCAGCGCTCAAGGGCACCCCCATAACATTGAACGCAGACGGTCGAGATATCATGACGCGTGTAGGGTTTCGAAACGACCTAGGCGCCGGGGGTGGATAGATGACGAAATATATTGAAAGAGTATTGCCACACGATAGTATGTTGGGTGATGANCCCACCGATATCATGGCCAAAAGTGGCAGAGTCATCTTGTTTACACATCTGGCCACAGGAAAGGCCGTGGCTTTTAAAGCCTATATAAAAAGCTTTAGCGACTCCTATGATTCTGCTTGGAACGACACACAGGTTTATGGGAGAATGGATCCTATTGCGGTCTACCAAGGCACATCGCGCAGAATTAAAATAGGTTGGGATATCCCCTCAGCCAGCGCTTACGATGCGTACAAGAATTTGCAGAGAATCTCTCAGTTGATTCGGATGCTTTATCCTGTTTATACAAACGCAGAAGAGACAGGGGTACGCACTCTTAAAGCATCCCCACTACTTAGAATGAAGTTTATGAACTTGGCGCGTGACGTAAGAAACAGCAAAGAGGGTTTGGTTGGTTACATAAAGGGGGGCCTTAGTTACGAGCCCGACCTTAAACACGGTGTATTTGATGGTGACGACGGAACTTTAGAAATGAATGGGATATTCGATGCTTTCGATGAGCCTACGATTTACCCGAAAGTAGCATCGTTGTCATGTACCTTCACTGTGTTGCACACACACCCGCTAGGATTCAGTGATCAGTGGGATGACGTCCCGACAGGACGTTCTATGAATTCTTTCGCCCGAAATGCTAACGTCGACAACGGCCCAGGTGAGGCCTACCCGTATGGCGTCGACAAGTCCATGGTCCATCGACCCGGGGATCGCGGCACAGAATCAATTTCACAGGACGACACCACCGCCGCCGCCGGCCAGCAGGCTGCCGAGGCCCGGGCTCTATCAGGTAAGGGAGACTCATAACATGGCCTATCGCTATTCCAATCGCAACGTTGTTATCAACAAGGATCCTTCTTACCGTAAACTCCTAAAAGAACGAGGCCTCAAACACTTCAGGCAGTTTACTAGTCCAGATTTGGTCTACCCAGGCGTAGAACAAGTTCTAGATTTGCGTATTGTACAATACACGTGGAAGCACTCAGACAGATATTACAAGGTTGCGCATGAGTATTATGGGGACTCTACCTTGTGGTGGATTATAGCATGGTTTAACAAGAAACCAACCGAAGGCCACGTGGCCATAGGAGACGTGCTGGAAATACCTCTTCCGGTTGAGAAAGTATTGGCTTATTACGAGGTTTAAGAGTGCATGCAAACTAAAAAAGGAAGTCATAAATATTATACTCGCAAAGACGAAGTAGAAAAATATTATAAGGCCGCGAGAGGAGCCTACCAGCGCGTCTTAGCGGCAGACATGGCAGCTAAGGCTAATCAACCGCAAGACTGGCAACAGTATGTTCCGAAGGTTATTAAAGCCACTCTCGACTCTAAACTCCAGGAAATAACTGGTGTCTCCATGGAGCAGGTTGTGGCGACACACCAGGAAGATCATGGGGGCTTCGNCGCCGTGGCCTCCGATGAACACGGGATCACTTATCTGGATTATCGCGTAATCGCAATCAATGATATCTTTGATAATATTCGATCCTCCATCGTCCCCAACCGCGTTCCTTTATCTACGTTGGACCTGGATGAGCTTTATGCCGGAGCATCAAAATTCCGTCTAAGTCGAGAAGCAGTCCAGGAATTTAAGAATTGGTTAGGTCAGAAAGAACCTCCAGAGGCAGAAGAGGAGGAAGATGGTACAGCAGAAAAGACCGGAGAAGCTCCCACAGAAAAGACGCTCAATTGTACAGACTTAGAACAGAAGTTTCTGATTACAAACTTGGATCTAATATCTCGCCGCAACGTGATAGAAAAGGTAAAGAGATTCCAGACGGTTGTAGGAGACCCGACTGACGTTATGAATGTGGTTAATTGTAACGACATCAGCGAAGCAATGTTCCGCATAACGCCCGCACAGCAGGCTCTTCTGATGCCCAAGATTAAGTTATTTAAAGTAATCTATCCAGATCCCCAGAACCAACCTTCTTACAAGATAGAAAAACAGCTTCCGTTCAGAAATTATTTATCACCAACTGTTGTTGATAATATAACGGCCGGCCGAGCCGCTCGTGGCGATGGCGTTGGGCTCACTGATTTGCGTATCGAGTATACTGGGAACAATCCTTGGTCTGCCCCCCGGCTTCTTAAAGTGAGCATGACCTTGTTTTTTGAAAGCTTTTCAGAACTCTTTACGGAGGAACGGATCCGCCAAGCGGAGGCCGCGGCCAATACTGGCACGGATCCTAATGATCCAACATTTCCTTTGGACGCCAGTTTTATTGATTTGATCTGGCGCGTCGCCGCCACGGAGAAGAATGCATTAACGCAGGAGTTTCAGTACAATCCAGATTATTATCAAATTAAATTAGTCGTAGGGTGGGAAGTACCCGAAGACAAAGACGGTCTCATCCCACCCGATCTGATGCAGGCGGTTCGACAAAATTCTTTATCGATCTACCTTACACACCGTGATCATACACTCGATTTCAATCAAGATGGCAGCGTTAACTTGAAACTTGATTACAGCGGCGCGACCGAAGAGCTACTAGACTCTCCTGCGGCGGATATATTTCAGTCCATGGATTCTAAACGACAAATTAGACAGATCAAAGCTGAGATCAAACGCATACGAGGGGTGCGAAAGAACAAAAGAGCCACACCAACTAGCGAAGAAACAGTTAAAAAAGCCGTAGTTGAGCTTAAGAGAAGAGAAAAGAATATATATGCAGTTACTAAACATGAGCGCTTACGTTCTATCATAAGCGATTTGATAGACGCCGACGCGATTCGAGCTATAGACCCTCTTTGGAAAGATTTCAAAAATCTAAAGAGATTAAAGAAATTCTCTTCAAGCCCGGGCAGTGCACTCGCCTCCGAGGAAGCGACTAAAATGTTGGCTGATAAATTTAGTGACGACCCCGCTACTTTGGCAGAGATGTCCCAGAATATAAATAAGTTTATAGACAGTCTTTTTGATAGCGCCCCTCGTCCGGAGAAAGGGCATTATCGGTTACACTATTTCTTCTTGGGTGATCTGATCAACGCTCTTATCCGAACCATTAAATATGAAAATCCTACTATGGATGATGTAGAGTTTCTGATGACGTCGTTTAAACACCAGAATCTTCTCGTTTCCATGAATTCTAATTTGATACCAATGGAGTCCGTTCCTATTTCGTTGGCATATTTCAATGACTGGCTGGCCGTAAATGTGGTAGGCCATCAGCGCTCTTCTTACTATCTGCTTAAGTTCTTTAAAGATTTTTTCCAAAAGGTTGTGGTGAAGTCTTTGAATTATGCAGATCTTGACACGGTTAGTGACCGTAAGATTAATTATAAAACGCAAATTGGGTTTAAGATTTTTTCAGTTCCTAAGGTGGGGGGATCCCCGGCCCTTAAGTCCCCTGGTTCGGTGAGTGCTAACGCTTCACCAAACGCTCCCCCCCGACCGGCAGGCGTCCTTACTATAGGGGACCTCCAGGATGTCTTATGGCGTAACACCTATGCGCCTGATCGTCCTATGCACGGTGGCCATACTGACTATGTTGTTTTTTATCCCTATACTAGTGACATCAGCGCTAAAAAGGGTGATTATAACGAAGATTTTAAGCGAGGTATATACCATCTTTTTATTGGTCGTGATGCGGGCCTTGTCAGGGAGATTAAATTTAATAAATCAAATACTCCAAAATTACCTGAAGCAAACGTCACAGCGCAAGAAAATAGCATTGCTCAATTTTTCCGTACATATGACGCCAATGTAAAATTGCATGGCAACACCCTGTTTTTACCCGGTTCTTCCGTTTATATTAATCCATCGTTTATGAGTAACCTCAGTGGCCCTAGTGCTCCCAATTCTATTTTTCGACGGTTTGGTTTGGGTGGTTACTATCGAGTCAACAAGGTAATTTTAAGTTTGGGCCCTAATAAATTTGAGACTGACATAACTTGCAAGTGGATATCGTCTGGCGATAGGCACGGGCCTAAGCCCCTCAGCAACAAGCCGCGGAGAAACCGAAGATAGTGGCCTACGGCAACAATAATATGAAGAGTTACTCTTTGTACAATGCTCGCAAAATGTACGAAGAGATCTGTAAATCTGATAGTCCGGAGTATGTAGACTTACGCGGCAACCGTCTCTTTTTTGGGAAAGTAGATTATGATTTTAATGCTATCATGCTCAAGAGTGAGTCCTTCCTAAGGGTATTCAAGCAGAAGAAACCAGTGAAAGCCCTGGAATTCGTGGTCGATGCATTTGAGGATCTAAAAAAATATATAAAGGTGTGCGAAAATCGCTTTCCGGGGTTCACTCTGGAGACCGACGACTTTCTCAAAGACATGAAGGTCAAAAAGGGCTGGACCAATGTTAACAACAATTATTCAGATCTGTTACAAACTTACAATGTTATTTTTCACAACTCCTTTATCCCCCAGAACTCTTTGAACAAGAAGATAAAGAATGTCGATGATTATATCGCTAAATTTATGGAGTTTTATGAGCAAACAGATGCTACTTTACCTTTAACGAGGAGTACTTTTGTTTTATCTCGTATGACAGACCCACTTTCTAGTGGCTTGATGCTTGAATTAGATAATCTTAACCATGCTGACGATGAGGTTAAAATCAAAAAATATTATGCCCATCGCCACTTTGGGTTCTATGTAAAGGCTGCTAGAAAGTTTGGTTTTTTGATAGACAAAAATGCTCCCTGGCGNCTGATCGCTAACTTCAATTCTCCCAATATGTTAAAATACTTAGAGCGCTACGGCACAAANGGAGATGAGATTTTTGATAAGTATTATGTTAAAACTTATTTAAGTGATGCTGAGACACTTAAAAGGTACATGATTTTTTATTATAATGATTATGTAAGAACGACACCAGCTACGGAATCACTTATTGGAGAAGGCGGCCGCCTCCTTTGCAAACGCGAGATAGTGCTGAGGAAAAAATTCAACTATGAAGCCTACCAACGTGCCCAAGAGCGCCAACCAAGCAGCGTTTCAAACCCTATGGTAAGTGATGATTATTGGTACCCGAAATACTATGCCCTGAGAATGTTAGAGGCTGACAAAAAAGTCGATAGGCACAAACTGGCCCGAGAGACACGGACAATAATGCGATTTATTCATATTTCTCTTGACAAACCCTTAGCATTGTCGTATATTAATGATGAAGCTAAGACAACGTTTCGGAGATCTGCGTTCATGAACGGTCCAGAAGTACCACTAAACCGACTGCCTGTGCCCCCTACCATAAAGGGCCGCCTGAAGATGTCGGACGGGGATGCACCTAATCTTCTAGATCTGCCACGTTCAAATACTGGCGACTCTGGCGATGGCGGCTATTGAGCGAGTATTACCAAACGGCTTGTTCTAAAATCGCTTGCCCTGTGTATTATACCGACGGTGCGCTGTGTACAACGTTGCCCGACGAGGCATCGAGGACATGGCATGACACAAACATGGCCCACCAGTCTGCCTATATCTATGGCGCCGGCAAGAGCCTTGGTGATAGTTGTCCTTCTCACTTGAAAGATGAGTGGAACACACTTAACGAGAAAATTAAAGCCTATATGGTTTCATATGTGAAGGCAAAGATTGACACGATGGAATACTGTGTGCGGGACTTGATACCCAGGAATGATCTTGAGCGTTATCTTGAAATAAAAACCGAGATCACAAAACATGTTTTCCACAATTTTCCCCCGGCCAAAAATTTCAGTTTTTTAACCGGGTTAGACCGACTGCTTACACAGATTAAAAAGCAAAGCTTAAACATCCATCCCGATCGTTTACGCTCGGACATTCACGATTATAAGGCGCGCCAGTTTTGGAAGCGGGCCACGTCGACAAAGCCGTACGTGGTTTTTGATATGTTCAGAACCCGTACGGGTCGCTTAGCTACGTGTCGTGGTTCGTTTCCTATACTGACCATGGCGAAGGAATATCGCAAAATCGTTGAACCCGTTAACGACTATTTCGTTGAACTAGATTACAATGCAGCTGAGTTGCGTGTATTACTGGCCCTAGGAGGCCTCGTACAGCCCGCTGGGGATATTCATGAGTGGAACCGTAGGAATATATACGGCGCCACCACGAGCCGAGAGATGGCCAAGAAACGCATATTTGCGTGGCTGTATAACCCTGAATCTAAAGACACCGCGTCTTCAAAAGTCTATAAAAAGAATGACATCCTTAAGAAGCATTATATTGATGGCTGTGTGTCCAACCCGTTTGGACGCCAGATCGAGTGTGATGATTACCACGCACTTAATTACTTGATTCAAAGTACAACGAGCGATATGTTTCTGAGACAAGTACTGGGGGTNGCGGAGATCGTGGATAATCGGATGAAAAAAAGCTTTATAAGTTTCTTGATGCATGATAGTGTATTATTAGACATTGCAAAAGAGGATATTCCTCTGATAAAAGAGATTGCTGAGGTTTTCATGAAGACACCCCTAGGGGATTTTAAAGTCAACATGAGGGTGGGCACTAACTATGGAAATTTGAAGGAAAGGAAAAATGAAAACTAGCAAACTTGTGAGAGATAGGATCCCTGCAATCATCGGGAGAACCGGCAAAAGATGTACGACATATATAGCAGGCGCCGCTGAGTACCAAGAGAAATTATGGGAAAAGCTTAATGAGGAAGTGGATGAATTTAAAACTGCTCCCTCCGAAGAAGAATTGGCCGATATCCTGGAGGTAGTTGCAGCAATTACTACTTGTTACGGGTTTGATCCTTATGATGTAGAGACGGCGCGCCAGGTTAAGGCCGGCGCCCGCGGCNGCTTTAAAGGTAGGGTTGTTCTGGAAGAAGTACTCGATTAGAAATGAGAAGTGTTGTTGCNCTGACACGCCCGGCGATCAATTTAGCGTCTTCTTTCGAGGCATATCCACAGTATACGGTCTACAAGATATCCAAACACGCAGGCACCGGACCGCGAGACTATTGTCTCCCGGACCTTAAACATCCCGAAAAATATGAGGAGGCGTCCCTCCCTTTAAAANCTTTTTTTAAGGGGATTAAAAAAGAAGTGTTTTTCATCGTTTGCGGCGCGTCGATTGAATCTGCGTGTGCGTTGCGTATATTGGAACAATTAAAGAATCGAAAAATTTGGATAATGTATGTGGTGCCGGAAAGAAAATATCTAAATGAGACAGAACGGCTGAACGAAAGAGCCGTGTTTCACGTCCTCCAGGAGTATGCGCGCTCCGGAGTGTTTGAGAAATTTTTCATAATTGACAACCTACAAATAGAAAAAATCTTACAGGAACAGCTTACTATTAAGGAATATTATTCGAAGATTAATGACTTCGTTGCTAGTACTGTCCACATGATAAATGTTTTTGATAATACNGAGAGTGAGTTGCAGAACAGGTCTGAGTTATCGACGACCTCCCGGTTGGCTACTTTCGGCGTCGGGGCCCTAGAGAGTGGGGATATACCATTTTTTAAGCTTGACAACGTGGAAGAAAAGGAGTATTATTTTGCTATCAATAAAGACAGACTTGCTGAACAAGGCCTTCTGGAGAAGGTAAAAGCTTATATGGAAAAAGATGCATCCAACGTGAAGATTAATTATCAAATATATTCAACAGACTACGACACGGACTACGTGTACACTGTATTACACACATCAGAAATTCAAAAAAGTACTTGACAACCCAGTTGGGCTGTGTTAGATTAAGTATAGATGCTTAGGAAATTTGCTAAGTATACTTTAGCCTGGAGCAAAAAGAAAGGAGAAAAATGGCTATCAATTTAGATAAGATTAAGGAAAGGAAGGTGGCGTTGGAGAACCGTGGAGGCGGGAAGAGTAGCTTCTGGCGCCCCACAGACGGTGAGAGTACAATTCGTATTGTACCCACTGCAGACGGAGATCCCTTCAAGGATTTCTGGTTTCACTATAATTTGGGTGACAACCCTGGGTTCCTGTCCCCCAAGAAGAACTTCGGTGAAGACGATCCGCTGGATTCGTTCGTTCGCAAGCTCTTTAACGAGGGTACCGAAGACAGCATCAAGATGGCAAAGAACTTGATGGCGCGCCAGCGTTTTTTCTCGCCCGTGATCGTACGTGGCGAAGAGGACCAGGGCGTACGTATGTGGGGTTATGGGAAGACTGTTTACGAGCAGTTGATCAACCTCGTGCTGAACCCGGAGTACGGTGATATCACCGATCCTGATGCGGGAACTGACGTGTTGCTGCATTATGGCAAGCCGCCTGGGGCTCAGTTTCCTCAGACTAAGCTGACCCCGCGCCGACGCCCGTCGGCCCTGTGTGAGACTAGTGACGAGCTGTGCGCCGAATGGTTGGAATCCATTCCTGACCTTGAGACGCTCTTCGAGCGCAAGGCTCCGGAAGAGGTTGGTGCCATGCTGGACGCGTATCTGCTTGATGACGCTGAGGGGGTTTCAACGGAAACACAGAAGTTCGGCACCGGTGCTACGGCTGCTCCTTCTACCTCCACAGTTGATACTGCATTCAACGAGTTGTTGGGCTAGGACGTACCCGCAGGGAGGCATGGGGTTACAGATGTCTCAGCTTTTTGACATAAGGAGAAAAATGAGTTTACAAAATAAATTACGAGAGGCAAACTTGCCTGATGATAAGACACTGGTTTTAACCTATTCTATTGGCGGTGATATTATTCATGCGCGCGACGGTTATGTGGAAGACGTNTTAGAGAACACGGGCTTTGCTGAGACTGTTTCGGAGACGATTGCTGCTACCGGGTTTAATAATGAAGCCATTAATGATATGAGAGCCCAGGACTTTCTAGAGAGTTACGAGCGCGATGGTTCGGGATTTGAATCGTTCGTTGCTGGGGTTCTGAGCGAAAATGTGTATGAGCTTGATTTTATTGATCAGACAATCGAACAATATGATTACAAGCGCGGCTTTTTAACCTTGGCGGCTAACGTGAAAACCACTGTCAAGGATGTTTTGTCCGCACCAGAGAACCTTTTTATAGGCTGGTCGACAGATGTGGAAACTAGCCTCGGAACCTTAAGGATTGATGGATGACCAAGGCCGGCAAGGTAAGTATTACAGCAATGCGCAAACTCCTTAATAAAAAAGAGGGGCGCCAAATTGCATATAATCTGACGGAGCAGAACCCAACTGACGTCAAGGAGTGGATTCCTACTGGNTCACGATGGCTTGACTCAATTATTTGTAGAGGCAAGTATGCTGGGATTCCTATGGGGAAAATTGTCGAAATTGCAGGCTTAGAGTCAACCGGCAAATCTTATATGGCTTCTCAAATCGCAGCCAATGCCCAGAAGATGGGCATTACTGTGGTCTATTTCGATTCCGAGTCTGCGCTTGACTCCACATTTCTAGAGCGCTCCGGCTGCGACGTGGAAAGCGTGCTGTATGTGCAGGCGTCCAGCGTGGAGTCAGTATTAGAATATATTGAGGAGTTGCTGGGTACTGGAGAGCAATTCCTTTTTATCTGGGACAGTCTGGCACTAACGCCTAGCAAATCGGACATCGAAGGAGATTTCAATCCCTTGTCATCCATGGCGGTTAAGCCAAGGATTTTATCAAAGGGTCTTTCAAAACTGGTTCAGCCGATTGCTAATAGCAGTTCAACTTTGTTGGTTCTGAACCAACTGAAGACCAATATTACTTCCAACATAGCTGAAGCAATGACCACCCCGTACTTCACGCCCGGGGGCAAAGCTCTTAACTATTCGTATTCATTACGTATTTGGTTAACCGGCCGGAAAGCGAAGGCCAGTTTTATCATGGATGAAAACGGTTTTCGAGTTGGATCTGAGGTAAAAGTCAAGATTGAAAAGTCACGGTTCGGTAGCCAGGGGCGCCTGTGCACATTCAAAATTGTGTGGGGCGGCGACGATGTAAAGATCTGCGACGAGGAGAGTTGGTTTGAAGCGATTAAGGCTTCGCAATATCTAAACAACTCAGGAGCCTGGTTTTCCCTTGTTTATGAGGATGGCAAAGAAGAAAAATTTCAAAAGTCATCATGGTTAGAAAAGATGGCAAATGATAAGTTCCGTGCACGAGTATTACAACTTATGGACGAAGAGGTTATTCTTAAGTTTGAGAACAAGACTGGAAAAGCCGAGGACTTTTACACTCTGGATGGTGACGACCCAGATGCTTCGAAGGACATACGACAAACCTCTTGACAGACAGAGAGTCTTTTGCTAACATAGGGGTATGAAGATTAGTAATAAAACGAAGCGCTATCTTCTACTTGCACAGCGCGTCGCTACCCAGAGCATCCATGATCACTTTAAGCACGGTGCTGTTTTGGTCAAAGGTGGTTCTGTTCTTAACACTGCCTTTAATAAAGATAATTATAATAGGTTTGGTAATCGCTTTCGCGANACGCGTACACGTGGTCATGCAACCCACCACGCTGAGTTGGGATGCGTTTTGGGCTTGGACCGATCGATCACGAACGGTGCGACAATGTATGTGATCAGAACCAACCGCCTAGGTCAGTTTAGGATGTCCAAGCCATGCATAATGTGTGAAGAGGTAATGAAATTTTGTGGGATAAAAAAAGTAGTCTACACTACTGGGGAGAGTTCGGTTGAAAAAAGGCGACTTTAATAAAAAGCGCGTTCTAGTTATTGATGCGCTCAACATGTATTTCCGGGCTTATATTGTGGACCCATCGTTGTCCACAAACGGGCAGCCCATTGGTGGTATGAAAGGGTTTTTAAAGATTCTCAACAAGCTGGTACGAGAGACAAAACCAGATAAGGTCGTCGTTTGCTGGGATGGNCCTGGCGGTTCCCGTAAGCGCAANACTGTAAACAAAAACTATAAGGAGGGTCGCTCCCCAATCCGACTAAATCGCGACATTCGTAACTTGTCTGAAAGTGAAGAAACTGCAAATAAGATTTGGCAACAAACAAGGTTGTTTGAATACCTCAATCAGATGCCGATCGTTCAGTTTATCTTTGAGAGTGTGGAGGCCGACGACGTGATATCTCATGTCGTTCAGAGTGAGCA